CTGCTGATGCCAGCGATGAACAGATCGCAGAAGCACAACAGACACTGGCTGACTTACATCACGATGTATCGCCACAAGAAGCGAAAGCAACGTTGAACCGTCCAGGCACAATCATCGGCGAGCAAGTACTAAAAACGCCAAATAACAAGTCTGTACGCGTTTCCTGGCGTCGCAGTATGACGGCGGTACGACTGGCTCAGCATTTACAGAAAGTCTCTTAAAATGCGATACAGGGGGTTATAGCCCCCTGTTTATTCATGGGGTGTATCAATGAAAAAGATTATGATTGATGATACACAATTACGAATTCATTTTAAAGCTCAGACTAAAGTACTTGACAGAGCTATTCGTATTGTGAAAGAATACAAAGGTGGACAACTGCGATCAAGAAAATTAAATTGTGGATTGTTCAGTGTTATTGAAGTATCGCACAAAGAACGTATTGTTATTGACAATGGCAAACTTAACCTTATGACTCATGAACAATATAACAATTTCATTGCTAGACGTTGACATAATCCCCTAAATATGATTATAATAAACTATAGTCATAGGGGATTTTTTATTATGCCAGGAAAATTCGTTAACAAAAAAGATGCTACTATAGCTGGACACGCTGACAAGTGGAGTAATAGCAATCGTAGATCAAACAGTCATGACGCTGGACAAGGTGATCGCGGATCACGTAACCAGGGAACAGGCTTACAAGGCAAGCTAAACACAATGCCATCTCAGGGCGTTGATACTTCTCGCATGAATCCAGATGAAAAGTTAAAGTACTTTAAATCATTAGGACTTATGCCAGGGCGTGAACCAACTCCTGAACCATCGATCAAAGATCTGCCTAATGTCTTGCGTAAGATGTTCGACGGTGAACCAACTTACATCAAAGATATTACAACCGCATTAAAATCAGTGCCACCAGCACAATATCAAAACGCTGTCAAGGCAGTATTTCACGCTGCACATAATACTGAATCTGATGATGTTTATGATAAGTATGAAGCTATCATGAATGCTATATCATTAGATGAAAGTACTGTAACAGAAGCACCATCACAACTAGATTCATTAAAGCATATATGGTCCAGAATCTTTAAATCTAATCCAGAATATGTGGATGGATTAGTTAGAATCGTACAACGTTTTCATCCTACAGTATTTCGTAAAGCTGTACAACACTTGTATGATGTAACCGTTGACGCAGAAAAAGAATCAAATAATCCAGCGATTATAATTGAATACATCTTTGATGCAATAAGAGAATTACGACAAATTAAATAACAATAAAGGGTTGACTTCGGTTAGCCCTTTTTGCTATCCTATCAGTACTGAACACAACGGAGTAAATGAAATGAGAAAGTTTCTTTTGTTAGGCTTGCTGGTGGCTTCATTCGCAAATGCAAGTACTTCAATCCATACTTGCAGTAGCTATACACTGTATCAAGGTACTGGTAATGGTGACTATCAAAAAGTAAATGATAGTTCTGACCAGGCACATATCATTCAGATTACTGTAACTGAACCAGTGATCGAAGTACAGGTTAACGACACTGATTTACCAGTTACACAATTCTGGAAAGATTACAATGTTTATCGTAATGATACTGGTACTATCGAACAAGCGGGAACTATGTTTACCATGAAAACCGCTATCCCTAAAGGCGGCGTATACATTCCAGTAAAGATTGTATATCACTGCAATTAATTTAAATCCAGGGGTTGACATATGTTAGCCCTTGATCAATAATATCAGTACTGAAACACTGAAACCAATGAGGGTAATATAATGCTGGAAGATATGTTAAGAGAATTGTTCGCTGAACCATCGGACACTGATAAGAAAGCGAATGAAGTGATCGGTCAGATCTGCGAGTTCAATCAGTTTAACATGATGGGTTGTTTGCTTTTGAATAACTTCCTGGGTGGATTCGACCGCCAGATCATCGCCGATAAGGTAAACGCACTCGCTACACCATTCGTGCTGAATGACCATAAACTGATGCATTAAGAAAATAAAGGGTTGACTTCGGTTAGCCCTTTTTGCTATACTGTATTCAATCCAGCGAAATGGACTAACCCTATAGGGTGGCAAGTTGCGTCCAATTGCTTTTAGTACTGAAAAGTACTGTATATTTGTACAGTAAAATAATTATAAATTAAAACGTAATAGTACTTGCATTGAGAATGGATTATGTTAGTATATACACATCGAGACAAGATAGTGTCTCTTAAACGAAACAACTATTAATTAAGCGAGCATACAAATGACTAAATCCACTACTGTAAACGTTGCAACTACTCAGAGACTTCCTTTAGCTTTAGGTACTGTAGTAGTTCATAATTACGGTGAATTTACTCACGGCGTAATTGTTGATTATACTGAGATGGCATATGTCGTGTACTTCCCGGCTGATATGTCTCCTAAAACTCCTAAGTACATGGATGAATCTGAACAATCTATTGCCAATCGTACCAGGACTATCACGTTAGGTAAAGGTTTCTTTGTAAGCCGTTTCAAAACTATTGATGATGTTCGTGCCGCACGTGAACATTATAAACTTACTGGTTCTGCGTTAGAAGCATAATAGCAAGTGTGGATACCTGGTATCCACACAATTAATGTATTAATATCACGTTAGTACATTAATTGTGTAATAGTACTTGCATTATCAATTCAGTACTGTATAATCTTTTATATGAGGTAAGCAATGGTGCTTATCCAATTAAGCGAGATACTGCCATGAAATTTGAAGAACTGAACGAACAACAACAAGCTAAAGCCCTTGATCTTAACAGAGACATTAACGTTGAAGATCAAAACTGGAATGACTTCATCGAATACCGCCACCATGAAATTATGAAAAATACCGGGTTCGAAGGTGTAGAATCTCAGTATTGTGGTTTTTGTTCGCAAGGTGATGGTGCGAGCTTCACCGCAAGTAACGTCGATATTGAGAAGTTTTTACGTGCTCAAAAACGCTGGACATATTATCGTGCATTACATGAATACATTCTTATAAAAGAAATAACATGTAGTGTTAAGCGTGATAACTCTTCACGATATGTTCATTACAATACAACTGATGCTGTTATGTCCGGTGAGTATTACGTTAACCTTTCACCAAAGCAACAATCTTTGTATGAAGAATTAGAAAAAGAAATTGACTATTTTGTCACTGAACAAGGTAAGGCGTACTATTCAGACCTGGATACGCATTACTATCATCTGCTTGAAGATGCACAAGTTAAAGAAACTATCATCGCAAATGAGATGGAATTTGAAGAAGATCCTCGTGAACCATCAGTAACTTATCTTTAATCAAAATAGGGCTTGACTAAGGTTAAGCCCTTTTGCTATCATATCAGTACTGAAACAGGAGAATCAAATGAAACAGAAACATGTTGTCCAATACACAACGGTGAATCCAGCATACACCGAAGGGGCAAAGACCACAAGAGTATTTCAATTAATTATTCTTGTCGCTGTACTGGCCTGGATATTTTAAAAATAATGGTTGACACGTTCAACCATTTTTGTTATTATGTAATCACTCCAGCGAAATGGACTAACCCTATAGGGTGGCATAATGTAGCTGGTGGATTTAGTACTGTATATCTGTACAGTAATATTTTTAAATTAAAATGCAAATAGTCCTTGCGTTAATCATACAGTACTGTATAATCTTTTATATCGAAACATGATTGAGGGTTTAAAGATGGCTAAATCTGGAATTGAATTTAAAGTAAGAGTCTGGTCTAAAACTGCTGAACGCCCATTCGACGTGGTTGCACTTGACCACGACAACAACCGCCAGCACTATCAACCTGGCGTAGAATTCAGTACTGAACGCCTGGCACATTTACATGCGGATCGCTTGACTTGTAACCTGACCGCCGTTCCATCCAGTTCTAAATTCATTCGTGATCACTGGCCTGTCGATGGCGGTATCGAGTAATTAAACTTTAAAATAGTACTGGACAACATAAACAGAATCCAGTACTATTACCTTACACCAACAAGAGGAACGAATCATGATTAAAATGTATCAGGGTATCAACGGTAAAGCAATCAAAGAAAACCGTCCACTGACCAGAACAGAACTCCAGGAAGTGGTGCCGTCCGTATTCCAGTACGATGCACACGAATCACGTTCTAACCGTTTCGCACCAGTGCCAACTATCGACGTGATTGATCGTCTCGCGAAGGAAAACTATTTCCCGATGTTCGCCACTCAGGCACGTGTACGCGATGCATCAAAACGCGAATTCACGAAACATATGTTGCGTTTCCGTCAACCTGGTATGAAAGAAGGTGAAGCAAACGAGATCATCCTTCTTAATGCCAACGATGGCACAAGTGCCTATCAGTTGATCAGCGGTCAATTCCGTTTCGTTTGTGCGAATGGTCTGGTAATGGGTAACACCCAAAGCAACACTAAGATCTATCACAAAGGTAATAACATCATGGATGATGTGATCGAAGGTGTATGCGAAGTGGTTAAAGACTTTGACCTCATCGAACGTTACAAAGGTGAAATGTCCCGGATTCAGTTAACCGATGATCAACGTAAAGCGTTTGCCATTGCTGGCTACATCGCTAAAGAAGGTTATCCAGAACCCGGCGAAAAGATTAACTACCTGTATGATCCTCAACAGTTGCTGAGTACTCGCATTATTAACAGTACTGACCGTAACAGCAACAGCCTTTACAGCACGTTTAATGTTGTACAACAAAACGTAATGGCAGGCGGTCAAACAGGCCGTAGCGAATCAGGCCGCCGCCGTACAACACGTGGCGTAACTAACATTGATAAGAACTTAGACTTTAACTCTAAGTTGTGGAACCTGGCAACTATGTTAGTAGATAAAGCATAAAATTCAAATAAGGGGTTGACAATGTTAGCCCCTTTTAGTATTCTATCAGTACTGAAACAAGAACAGGAAACAAATCAAATGTCCAGATTCACTCTCTTTATTCGTCATGATGTAGTAGAATACAACGGGCAAGAAGCCTCCAGCTTTTTCATCGTTGCTCAGGATATTAATTCAGGCCGTCGCATTGCTCTGAATACTTCCTATGAAACTACTCATGAACTGCATGAACAACAGGCCGTTCGCGAGAAACAGAATCGCCGTATCATGGCAATCGAGAAACATCTTGACGCTGGTGGCACGTTGAACTCTGAACACTGGCAAGAGATCGAACCTGCTTACGGTTCCCCTGCTTACCAGGTAGCTCAAGAAGCTGGATTGATTTAATCAAATTAGGGGTTGACATAAGTTAGCCCCTATCATATAATATCAGTACTGAAACAACGGAGAGTACAACAATGGCTACTGAAAGAATCCAGCAACTCGCGAACAACGTCCTGGCAAAGAAACACCTGGGCATCGATGAGGCTATGTCTCGCGTCATTGGCGAATACTCTAAAGAAAACGCCAGCGTTTATCAAGATGTATTTGACGAAGTACAAAATCAGTTGTTCCCGCATGGCCAGGGTGCTGACGCCGTGCATTGCGATTTTTAATTCAAAAAGGGGTTGACTTCGGTTAGCCCTTTTGTTATAGTACTATCAATGCGGCGAAACGCACTAACCCTATAGGGTGGCAAGATCCGTCCAAAAAATAATATAAATTAAAACGTAATAGTACTTGCGTTATCTCACGGGTACACGTATACTTAACACATAAACCAACACGAGGAACGAAACATGAAAGTACAAACTATGATTAGAAAACTCTTCGGCCAGGACTCTATCCAGGATTACATGGATACACTTCAAGAAGAAGATAAAGATTCAGTACTGGAGTACTATGCTATCCAGCGTGACGAAGATGCATGTGAACCAGACTACTTTGTTAAACTTAGTACTGATGGTCTGTATACTATCAAAGATGTTAACGGCAATGTCATTGTTCATACGTTCAAAACTCCTGAGTTAAAAAATAAGTTAAAAGTACTTGCGGCCTCCGCTGAATAGTAGTATATTAAACACATCGGGAAGCAATACCGCTTCCCTCTCTTAATCAGGAGATTCATCATGGCTACATCTACTCCGTTCGTTCACGTTACCATTAATCAATATGGTTTCTCAGTACTTGACACCAGAATCAATCTGGTCAATACTGATGCACCAAAAGCCATCGCGTTAATGATGATCATGGCAACAGCAGGTATTAGATCTGATGATGCTGATGGTGTAGAATGGATGGAATGGATTGAAGAACAATACACTAAAGAACTGGAGGCACAATCCACATGTTCAGTGCCTAGCTCCTATGTGCTCAAGCCATTCCATGTAAATGATTACCTGGTCAGCATACGCCATGAAGTAGTGTACGATAACTACTAACAAAGTACTTGACAGTACTCTACAGCCCTGCTATCATTGCGGGGCTTATTCTTTTATAGGAGTACTAAACATGTTCACTATCATTGGTTGCCTCGGTGCTGTAGTCGCAGAGGTGAACAGTACTGATGAGGCTATCAAGTCAGTACTATCTCAGATACCTGTAGGCGATAAGAAGCAACGCCTCATGCGTAACGCCCTTGACAAGCTCACGGTAGGCGGCAGCTATGAGGTAGAGTATGGCGGGTCAGGCTGTACTGTACGCCGCTCATAGAGCGTTACACGAAGGATTTAAGTACTTTAAGATTAGTCCGAAAAATACTTTATGCAGAATAAAAGTACTTGACTTTTAAATTGTATAAGGTATTGGTTGACTTTTCTGTATATAATATATTTGGACTATGCAAAAATTTTTTGCTTACTAAAGGCC